GGACAACTTGAGTTTCAAATGGAAAATGACAATAACGAGCAAGTTGTTGTTGGTAGAGTTAACGGTCAAATAACCACCATTACTGATGGTGCAGAAGCAGGAAAAATTAATATTGACACCATGGTAAGTGGTAGTGTAGTAGAAGCATTAAGCATTGCGGGAACTACCACTAGTTTACATTCAAGTGATGACGGTGCGGGTCAAGGCCCCACATTAGTATTAGACAGAACAACGGCTAGTCCCGCAGACGATGATTTAGGTGGTGCGATTGAATTTAAACAAGAAAACAATAATAACGAACAAGTTATTATGGGTAGAATAAAATCTCAAATTACCACTGTAGCTGATGGTTCCGAAGATGGTGTATTACGTTTTGCTTCAACAAATAATGGAACTACAACCGATGTTTTAGATATTTCTGGACAAGGCACAGAAAATGCAATTTTTCCAACTACTCATAACGGTATTGAATTAGGAGTAAATGGCAATGATAAAAGCGTTGGTAATAATCATATTTTAGGTGCTGGTGTAAATAAAATGTGGAAAGCGGTTAACACTAGCACATTGAATGTAGGGTCTACAGGTAATACAGAGGCTTCTTCAGCTTTTGTTTTTGTTGATTTTACTAGTAACGCTATGATTTTAAATTCATCTATTGCTGCTCCTTCATCAGTTACGATGCTTGCTTTTAGAACGAGTGGTAACGGTACAACTGCGGGAAGTATATCATGTAGTGGTTCCACAACTGCTTACACCACTAGTTCAGACTATAGAATTAAAGAAAATCTTGTTAATTTAACTGGAGCTATTGATAGAGTTAAAAATTTTAAAACCTATAGATTTAATTTTAAAAATAATAAAAGCAAAACTGTAGATGGGTTTGTAGCACATGAAGTAGCTAATATTGTTCCCGAAGCAGTAGTAGGTGAAAAAGATGCGGTAGATAGTAATGGTAATATAGATCCACAGGCTTTAGATCAGGCAAAACTCGTGCCTGTGCTTACGGCAGCTTTACAAGAAGCTATAGCAAAAATTGAGGCTTTAGAAACAAGAGTAGCAGCGTTGGAAGCAAAATAAATGAGTAGTAGTTTTACTGTAAATAATGGACTTGAAAAACCAGCTGCGGGTGATCAGGAGGGTCAATGGGGTGGCACACTTAATACTAATTTTGATATTATTGACAGGGTTTTGTCTGGGGTTGGTTCTATTGCACTATCTGGAACTACTCACACTTTAACTACTTCTGATGGGTCTTTATCAGACGGTCAGTTCAAAGTCATAAATTTTACAGGTGCTTTAGGTGCTAACAATACTATTACCATCAGCCCTAATGACCAAGACAAACTATATTTTATTATTAATTCTACAACAGATAGTGGTAGTAGCGGTCCGTATTCTATAATTATATCACAAGGCAGTGGAGCAAACGTCACAATACCTAATGGCGGTTTTGATATAGTAATCGCTGATGGTGCAGGTAGTGGAGCCGCAGTTACAAGTTTATTATCTAAAAAGATAACCACAGGTCAACTCACTACCACTGGTAATTTACTTATTCCAAACGCAGGTACTATTGGTTCCGCTGGTGATCCAGATGCTATATCTATTTCATCAGGTGGTGTAGTTGATTTTACACAAGTGCCAACATTTCCAAATGACACAATAGAAACTAATGATATTCAAGATAACGCTGTAACATTAGATAAATTAGCAAGTTTAGATAGAGGTAAAATTATAGTTGGAAATGCAAGTGGCGATCCTAGCGCACTTGCACTCGGAAGCAATGGTCAAGTTTTACAAAGTGATGGTAGTGATTTAGTTTTTGGTGCTGTGTCAGCTAGTGGAGGTATGGTAAAAAATTATATTATAAATCCAGAATTTTCTTTTAGCCAAAGAGGTGTAAATATCGATAGTGCCAAACCTAATACCAATGCAAACAATGACGGTTCTGCAATAATTGATATGTATAGATTAGTTTCGGATGGAAATAATATAGTAGACATTAATCAGACGCAATCAGATGCCCCGACTGGATCAAAAACTGCAATAGAATTAGACGTTGAAACAGCAAACAAAAAATTTGGTATTGTTCAATTTCTTGAAAATGTAAACTGTGAATCAATAATTGGCCAAGAGGTTACACTTAGTTTTCAGGCAAAGGCTACCTCAAACCTTGACGATGTTCGTGCAGCGATTATTGCTTGGGATGGCACTGAAGATGCCCCAACTGCTGACATTATAAATTCATGGGAAGCTGAAGGAACTAATCCAACTTTAGTATCAAATTTTACTTATGAAAATACCCCAGCAGACTTAAATGTTACTACCTCTTTTGCAAAATATTCAGTTACGGCAACAATAGATACCTCTGGAACAAAGAATGTAGCTATTTTTATTTGGAGTAATGTGACTGGCACAACTGCTGGAACAGATAAGTTACATATAGGTCAGGTTCAATTAGAAAAAGGTAGTTCAGCTTCTGATTTTGTTTTTCCAAATTTTCAAGATGTGCAAAATCAATGTTTTAGATATTTACTTTTTTTTCATGCTGAAACAGATGCAGGTGGAACTAACATCGGTAACTTAGCACCATTAGCACAAGGTCATGCTTTTTCAACGGCAGCAAGAATGATGATGTATTTTCCTGCGCCCATGAGAATATGTGGTACGTTTACAGGCACCACAAGCGGATTAGGTTATGCAGGTAAAAGCACAATTAGTGGAGCTGTTACTGGCTTTACCTCAATACAAAGCAACGGGCAAAATATTACAGGCATATCATTCAATATTACTTATGGCTCAAATGTGAATTACAGCACTCCAAGTGGCGTAAATGGTTTGGGTTCAATGCGATTAAGTTTGAGTACTGGGTTTTTAGGATTATCGGCTGAGTTAGGAGCTTAATATGTATTCAGAATTAAAATATATAAAAACAGAAACTTTTCCAAACGTATTTGAAATGTCAATATCTGGGAAAAAACATGGAGACTTATTTGTTTGTCCTGTTAACGAAAAAAATTCAGATTATATTGCAATCATGAAGTTGGTGGATGCAGGAGAGCTTACAGTAGCTAGTCATGGAGGCAAATATTTTTGTTACGAAGATTTAACTGAGAAGGATGAAACTTAGTAAATGAATGACGCAATTGAAAAAGTACATGAATTAGATGCAAAACTAGAAGCGCATGTAGCCCGTTCTGAGGAACGAGATAAAACTGTATTTAACCGACTAGAAAATATTGAAAGAAATATTAGACAACATACATTTGCTTTGTTAACAGGCATGGCAGGTGTGATTATTACTTTATTGTTGAGATTATAATGCCATTAGTAAAACTACAATTTAGACCAGGAGTTAATAAAGAAAGTACGTCTTATGCAAATGAGATGGGTTGGTTTGATTCTAGTTTAATACGTTTTCGTAAAGGCCGCCCTGAAAAGTTAGGCGGTTGGTTAAAATTAAGCACCTCTACTATTTTAGGCACAGTGCGGTCTTTATTTAGTTGGGTTGCTTTAGACGGTTCTAAATTTATGGGTACAGGAACTAGTGATAAATTCTTAATCGAAGAAGGTGGTAATTATTTTGATATAACTCCTCTTCGTGCCACACAAGCGGGTCTTTCTAACCCTTTTACTTCTACTAGCAGTAGCTCTGTATTAACCGTAACAGACACTGCTCATGGTGCATCAACAGGAGATTATGTTACATTCTCAGGTGCAAGTACATTTCAAGGTGTAGCTGCTTCTGCTATAAATACTAACCATCGAATCACCGAAGTATTAAGTTCGTCACAATATAAAATAGACACTGGTGATGTAGCTTCTGGAGCTGGTACAGGTGGCGGCACAGTAACGGCTAAATATGAATTAACAACAGGTTCTAGTTCAGCAGTGGGTGGCGTTGGTTGGAGTGCTGGTTTATATGGCGGTAATTTACAAGATGTCGCAGTAACCACTTTAAATGGTGCTGTAAGCAATAGTGCTACTTCGATTACTCTAACTAATGTTACGGGTTTTACTTTACCGTCAGATACAACTTTATCTGCTGACATCGAGATAACTGATGCAACTATCGCTGTAGCTGATAGTTCTAGTTTTCCAGCAAGAGGCACAATAAAAATTGGTAGTGAAAATATTATTTATACAGCTAATGCTAATAATACCTTTAGTGGTTTGACCAGAGGTGCAGACGGTACAACAGCAGCTGCGGCTAGTAGTAGTGCTAGTGTAAAATTTCTAGGATTAATAAAAATTAATAATGAATTGATATTATATGACACTGTATCAACGGCTACATTAAGTGATCTAACCCGTTCTGCTAGAGGTACCAATGTTTATAGTGGAACTGACCGAACTTCTCCCACGACTGCTAACGCATCTCATAGTGATGGTGACACAGTTACACTAGCAAATAGTTTTTCTGGTTGGGGTAATTTATCAGATAATACTAGTCCTAATTTGCAGTTGCGATTATGGTTTCAAGATAATTTTGGTGAAGATTTAGTTTTTAACGCTAAAGATAACACTCCCTACTACTGGGATAGAACTCTAACAACAGGAACAAGAGCTACTGATTTAGCCTCACAATCAGGTGCATCAGACGCACCAACTATTGTTAGACAAATAATGGTATCAACTGACGATAGACACGTTTTAGCTTTTGGCTGTAATGAAGTTGGCTCTACAGTGCGTAATCCTTTGCATGTAAGATTTTCAGATCAAGAAAACCCTTTTGTGTGGACACCAAGAATTACTAATACCGCAGGTGGCTTAACCATATCTTCTGGTTCAGAGATTATTCGTGCAGTAAAAACAAAACAAGAAATATTAATTTATACAGATGTTAATACGCATTCTATGAAATTTATAGGACCTCCTAATACTTTTGGTATTACTTTATTAGCTAGTAACACAGCTTTAATAGGGCCTAACGCAGTAACCACAGTTGCTGATAGTGTGTTTTGGATGAGCACAGAAAACTTTTATGTGTATGCAGGTCGTTTATCTATTATACCTTGCACGGTGTTACGGCATATTTTTGACGATATTAATATTGATCAAAGCGAAAAAATTGTAGCGGGTTCGAATAAAATGTTTGATGAGATATTTTGGTTCTATCCGTCTGCTAGTTCAGAAGAAAATGATAAGTACGTTAAATATAATTATGCTGAAAAAACTTGGGACATAGGAACATTATCACGCACTGCCTGGTTAGATTTTAATATTCATACTTTACCTAGAGCGGCAGGTAATGACAGTAATGGTAACACTTCAGTATTTACTCATGAGACAGGCACGACTGATGATGGTGCAGCTATGACTAGTTTTGTTGAGTCTGCTGATTTTGATTTAGACCCTGATGGCAATAATTTTATGCTAGTTAGCCGTATTATTCCTGATATTGCAGCAACAAATCAGGTAGATTTTGTGTTAAAGACTAGAAACTTTCCTGGTGACACGCTAGCGACTAATTCAACTAATGCGGTATTACCTACCACGCAACAGGCTTTTATTCGAGCTAGAGCAAGACAAATAGCTTTACGTATTGAAAGTAATATATCTAATGTTAACTGGACGTTAGGGGACACTAGACTTGACCTTAGACCTGATGGGAGGCGATAATGGCTAAACTACTTCTGTCATCGTTAGCACAGGCACCTGATGAATACGATCCAGATACCCTACAAAGCATTTTGCGAGAAATCGAACTAGCTTTGCAAAGTAAAGATTTTCCACAACAGGTAGAGAGCACTGATAATGCTCGTAGCATAGCGTGGTTTTTAGGTTAGATGAGTACGTTTTATAAAAATGCTAAAGTAGACTTAACTACAACAGATGTAACTACTTTATACACCGCACCAACGGCCTCAAGCACGACTAATCCCGCAACAGCTATTTTTAAATCTATTCTAGTTGCAGACGATAGTGGGTCAGCTTCCACTATAACATTGACAATTACCGATGCGTCATCTAACGTATTCGTATTGTTTAACGTCAAAGCCACCACTGGTAATGGCACGGTTGAATTACTATCTGCGCCATTAGTAGTAGAAGAAGGGGAGGCTTTAAAAGTTACGGCAGGTAACGCTAACCGCTTACACGTAGTAGGCAGCTATTTAGAGATTACTAGAGATGACTAACGGCATACAACAATTAGCAGACAATTTAGCAGAGTTTGGACGATATGGTGATACCTATATGGTACACGCAGCAGAGGGTGAGACAGTTGTTCCTGCGGAAATATTAGAAGCTAACCCAAACCTAAAAGACGAATTATTTAGACAAATGCAATTAATGGGTATTCAAGACCCTAATCGTTATGTCGTAGGTAACACCTTAAATAGCATTAACCCAATTACGGGTCAACCAGAGTTTTTCTTTAAAAAATTATTTAAAAAAGTCGTTAAAGTTGCCAAAGTAGCAGCTCCGATTGTTGTAGGCGCAGTAGCTGGCCCCGTAGCAGGAGCAGCAGTAGCAGGGGGCATAGGTGCTTTAGAAGGTAAATCAGCAAAAGAAATTTTAGGTTCAGCTACATCAGCTTATTTTGGAAGTCAAGCGTTAGCGGGCGGAGTACAAGGTTTTCAAGGAGCACCTCAGGGTTCAACTTTTCTGCAAAAATTAGGTTCAGGTTTTACAGGGGCACAACAAAATTTATCCTTAGATCCTCGAAAAAGTAAAAGAATAGGCATTGGTCAATTATTTGGTAGAGATCCAGAAATGGGCAAAGAAGCATTTAGAAAAGCCACTGGAGAATTTACACAAGCGGGTAGAGAAGCCCTAAAAAAAGTTGTTCAACCCGAACAAGAAGCTCAAGGTAAAGGAAGAGGTTTAGCTGGAGTAACTGACTTTTTAGGTAGTGACGCGTTTAAAAATATTGCAAGTGTAGCATTACCTGTAGGAGCAGCTGCCTTGGCTGCTAAGTATCAATCAGATT